TACAGGTTCCTCATCTCTTTCAGTAGGGTCAGGTATTACAAAAACAGGTTTATTTGTTTTTGTTTCTATCAATTCTTTTAATTTAAAACAAGTTGTTGTTATGGCTGTAGCGTATTCATTTGTATTTGACCAAAGTTTTTCTAGCATAGGCCATTTATTATCGCAAATATCATGTATGTATCTTATATTATTATTTCTTAAACTTTCTACATCTTTTTCTGTATGTATTCTACCTAAAACAACCATGTCATTATTAAATGCTTGACCTATGTTATCAATACATTTACCCACTAGTCTTGCCCTTGACCTATATGAGTAAGGTTCTATTTTACCTTTTCTATCTGGTGTATAAAATTTTAACACAAGCTATTAAATACACTTTCTATCATTTTATTAAAACTTCTTTCTCTTTCACTTGCTGTCATATCTTTGTTTGTAGTTGGCACAGGTCCTATATCTGTATCTTCATAGACCAACATATCTTTTTCAAAATGGTCAGCTACCGTACAAACTGATAGTGCTTTCTTATCAAATTTATTTGCTAATGCATATAATATATGTGTTTCCATTTCAACAGCTAAAGTACCTAATTTTTGGTGTTCTTGCCACCAATTTTGGTCTGGATTATAAAACCAATCACTTGACATTATAGGTCCTGCTAAAGTATTTTTAGGTGCCACTTTCATAAATTTTTCTAACAAATCATAAGATACAGACGGACACATATGAGTTGTTAATTTTTTACTCATTGCATTATCTGTATGAGCTGTTGTAGCTGCAACTATGTCACCAACTTTTAATTTTTTAGATATACCTCCACAACTACCCACTCTAATTATAGTTTGTACATCATAGATATTGTATAACTCATGTATATAAATGCCATTGGAAGCCATTCCCATACCACCCCCTTGAACGGATATGGTCATCTTCTTATCATTCCAATGTAAATAACCTGTAAAACCTAGACAGTTTCTTACACCATTTACTTGTTTTACTTCATCTAAATATGTGTCTGCAATCCATTGAGCTCTTAATGGGTCGCCAGGTAATAATACTATTGGTGCATAATCGCCGTGTTTAGCTTCTAAATGTGGTGTCATATAACTCCTTCCATGATTTAACTCTGTTGCCTTTGTAATCTCTATTATATGGCCAGTCCATACAAAATGTTTTTAAACCAACTGCGTCACCATCTCTACAATAATCTACTCTATCATCAATCCATACATAGCCTGTATCTTTATATTTTTCTAATACACTTCTTTTTGATTTTGTAAAATCACCTGAACAATATATTTCATCAAATACATCACCAAATAAATGTTGTAAGTTTATTTTTCTTAACCTATGAGCATACTTATCTTTACCTATCATAGTAACAACATCAAATCGCCAACCTTCATTAGCTAATTTAGTAACATATTCAACACTATCTTTAAATGCTGGTAAATATCCTAATGCGCCAGTTTGATTAAAGTCATGCACTTGACCTAATGCCTCACCCTCTGGTATGCCATATCTTTTTGCTTGTGAAAAATAGTGGTCTGTATTTGGTAATCTAAAATAACCTTGTTCTCTCATCCAGACATCAAACGCAAATGCCCAATCTAAAAGAACACCATCACAATCAGTTATTATCTTTTTCATAATCTATTAATAATCTCCTAATTTCAGGCCATGTGCCTAAATCAATATAATCTTCTACTTCAATTACTTTACTACCAAATATTGGTGTTGATGTTATATCGTTTATTGAATGCTTTTGTTTTAAGGTTGATTTTTCCATAAAATTTATACATTCAAAAAAATTTCTTTTTCTAAAACTAAAGGCGCACCAAAAAGAATTATATTGACCAACTCTATCAATAGGTTTATCTTCATACTCTACAACATTACCCTCTGCGTTCACATAGATTGCACCTTTTGTTTTTAAAACTTCTTTGTTATCTTCTTTTTTAATTAAAAAACTAAAGCCAGTTTCTTCTAATGCCTCTGTAACTAATGTATATAAATCTTTGCCTGGTTGTAATCTCATTAATGTATCAGGTAACAATACTAAATTATGTTCGCCAAATAAATGATAAGCACTTTTTATTGCACCTGTATATTCTTTCTCACTAGGGTTTTGAAAACAAAATGATATGTTATATTTGTCTTTATATTTTGATAGATATTTTATAAGGTCTGTTTTATCTTCATTGATAACTACAACAAACTCTACTTGATTTCTACCATAATCTTTAAAAAAGTTAAAACAATTATCAATTAAAGCATTGTCATTATCTAATCTTAATATCTCTTTAGGGTATGGTAGATTTAATCTCGTACCTTTTCCTGCTGACGGTAATATAACGGTTAGTTTCATATAAATCTTTTTAATGCCTCTATTTTTCTTTCATGCGACCAAACACCAGCACTTCTAGCTGTTATCCAATAAGCGTGTTCTGGTAAAGTAGTTTCTATATTAAATTTATCTTTTATTTGATGTTCACATTTTTCTTGGTGTTGAGTTAGGTTTTCTATTTGCCACATATTCATTGGATGGTCTGTATCTGGTGGATTCTTTAACATCAATATTGCTTGGTCTATAACTTTTTTAGCAGCTTCAGGTGTAAATATAGCGGCTGATACACCACCTAGACCACCTCTTTTTGGTCTTTGTATTCGCCATTGTTCAACATCTAGTTTTGTAGGCAAATTCATTTCTTTTATAGGTAAACAATTAATTTGTGTTTCTAATATGTTTTGTTGATAGAGATATGGCATATATAACCATCTCAATAAATAAAAATGATTTTTTATAGGATTTTCTGGAAACCATTCTGTAATATCATTGAAGTCAATTAAATGGTCATAACATTTTTGTTTTGCCTCATCTGTGGGATTGTGTAATGCTATATGTCTTTTTAATTCAGGATAAATTTTACTAGTTTGTTTTTCCCACAAGTCAAAATATAAATCAAAATAATTTCTATCAGCTGCACAATAAATTATCATTACCTACCTTTTGAATATAATAACTATCTACAATATCAGATATAGGATTACCTACTTTTTCTGTATCAAATAATTTCTTCAAGTCAATTTTCGTTTCTTTCACAAATGCCTCGTACATCATGTCTTTATCTGCGTTACCTTTTCCTGTAGCACCTTTTTTAACAACACTTGGTACAACGGTACTATAAGGTAAATTTTCTTCTTGTAATCTGTATTTGAGTATGCCACAATTTTCAGCGATTTGAAAAAGACCTTGGCCTTTAGAACCAAAAGAATAGCCTTCAATAAAAATTCTTGGTAAATAAGTTTGATTGATAACATCAAACACAAAATCTGAAATATTTTTAAATCTTTGTATAGGGTCAGTCCACTCTTTATGTTCATAACCAATTATATCCTCACTTTGTTGACCTATCCACTTCTTTTTATTAGTCAAATAAAAAAACATTAAAGCACCATTGTTTATACAAACAGCAGGACTTGTTAAACTATAATCAATTCCAATTATCGTCTTCGTCTTCTTTATTGACCCACTCAACTTCGTCTTCTTCATTTTCTACCTCATATCCACAGAAAGGACAAGTTAAAGGCTCTAACTCTTGCTCTTCACTATCCCATGCTATGCTATATTTAGTTTCACAATTAGAACAGGTTTTTGTAACTTTATTATCCATTATAGTTTAAATTTTTTAAATTGGTCTTTCTTAACATCTTGTTTAATACCACCAATTACATAAGATTCAATTTCAGTTTCTTGTGGTGCGTTTTGTGTACCTTTTGAATTCAACCAATGGTCTACCCATGGTAAAGGATTTGTTTTTTGTTCGTATTTTGGTTCTAGGCCAATACCTTTCATTCTTCGGTTTGCCATGTATTCTACAAACTGGTGTAATAGTTTTTCTGATAAACCTATCATACTTCCTTGTGAAAATAAATGTGTTGCCCACCTTTTTTCCTCTGCCAATGCGTCATCATACATTTTATATACATCTTTTTCACATTCTTTTCTAATCTTTAACATGTCTTTATCATCATTACGGTCATGCCAATTATTAATTACGGTCTGCGACATTGCAAGGTGTTGACTTTCATCTCT